CCTCGTCAGGAGACCACCAAAGGTTCTGCCAATGTAGATCCTTTAGCAGAGGTTGATGTTGCCTCTATGACTGTCGAAGCAATTGCCGAGTCAATCGGTAAAACAGCTCGTGGCGTGAAGACAATGTTGACTCGTCGCGGTCTAACAGCTTCAGACTATGATGGTGCTGCAAAGGCCGCCAAGTCTCAGTAATTACACTTCTGTGTATAGTAGGCTGGCTAGAGTCTTTCTAGTCGGCCTTTTTAATGTTCGGGGGAACTTTTGAATATATCAAGTGCTTTGATAAAGCAGTGCATCGCGCTGGCAGACTTTGAAACGTGGAGCTATCTACGTAAAGAGTACCTGCCCGTCGAGTATCACACGCTTTATAGTCTTATTGACAAGCACTGTGAAGGTTTTCATGAGTTCCCTTCGTTCGACGATCTCAAGTTAAGTATTAGACATGCACCTACCCGCGATAAAGTTCACGCAATTGAATCCATCGAGATAGATATTGATGCTGCTACTTTACTTGAGTATCTAAAGAATGAATACACTCAGAAAGAAATCCTTAATTCTCTTGACACTTATATTGATAATTCGGTAGTCTTTTCGTCTGCAGAAGAATCAGTGCAAGAGCTTCATCAGATTGTTTTGGATATTGAGGACAAGGTTGACCTTGAAGTTCCTCAAGAAAGTATGCAACGTATAGAACTGTTTGAGCCTGAAGAAGAGATCGGTAAGTATATCGGTCTTGGTCTCAATGCTGAGTACGACCATGAAATCAAGTTCTCCCCCCGAGATTTGGTTTTGGTTGGTGGTCGGCGCGGGGCTGGTAAGTCTCTTACTTGTGCTAACATTGCAAACAATGTATTTCAGTCTGGCCGTTCAGCTATTTATTTCACGATTGAAATGGATAGTAGATCAATATTGCAACGATGTTGTTCTATCGCTACTGAAGTGCCATATTCTCGACTTCGTACACAGAATCTTTCTGTTACTGAGTGGGAGAAGGTGGCTGGCTGGTGGGCGAGCCGCTTCCAGCAAGGTCAGGACAGGTTGAAGGAGTATCGGGAAAATCGAGACTTTAAAGAGTTCCATCGTAAACTTACTACAGAGCATGAGCTTCTCCCGACTCAACAGCTCGACGTAGTTTATGATCCTAGCTTAACTCTTGCAAAGATCCGTGCCGAACTTGATAAAAAAGTTAATCGTATTGACGCTGGCGTCATTATTGTTGACTATATCAACCAAGTCAAGCGTTCTAACATTCCCTCTCGGGGAGGGCAGTATGATTGGACGGAACAGATTGAAGTATCCAAAGCACTTAAAGCTATGGCACAGGAGTATGAATGCACTGTATTCTCTCCTTATCAAACCGATGCAACCGGCGAAGCACGCTTCGCAAAAGGCATTCTTGATGCAGCTGATGCGGCTTATGCTCTCGAAGCATATGACCAAGAAGATGCGTGTATTAGTTTTAACTGTGTGAAAATGAGAGCCGCTACTATGAAGTCTTTTACTTCAGTTATGGACTGGGAGACTTTACGGATGGGGCCAGACACAGCTCTTACTCCTCAGGAGCGAGAAGCTAGTTCACATAAAACTGACGAAGATATTGACGACCTCTGATAAAAATAATTCTTGACTATCCCTGTGATTTGCTGTATAATATTACTTCAATTCATGGGGATTTTTTATTTATGGGAATGATTTATGGCTCTAACAACTACACAGCAGATGGACGTAGAAAAAAGAAAAGCAGTACTAAACGCTCTAGACCGACTACACGAGCGATTCGATCAAACACTCCAGAGCCTTATCGACGGCAGGATGTCGAGTACGCAAGTGCCCCCGATACAGTTGGAGTTGCCCCTAGACTTCACACTATGTATTACACCGGCACGCTTGTTAAAGGTATCGGAACCATGCACAAAAGTAACGCAGTCCCAGTAATCAACGAAGAAGAAATGAAAGATTTAGCAAGGATGAGAAGATGAATTCACGACTAGCACCTAAGATCAAAGAGTTGTTTGATATTCTTGAGCAAGATATGGAAGCGGGCGAGTATGAGCACGCTGACGTAATCATTGCTCGACTATCAAAATACTTCCATTTATTCGATGATGAGCACTCCGACTACTACCAGTATGCACAGAATGTAGTAGACGAGATGCTAAACGGAGAAGTAGAAGACGACTACTATGATGATGGCGATAGCTATTTTATTGACTGGGACGGGGACGCTTTGACTTCTGCGGGTTTCGGTACGGACGAAGACTATTAATGAATGTAGAAGATCTACTTAAGTCTAAAGATATACCGTACCTGCCTAGAGGCAAGGACTATGAGGTTACTTGTCTTAATCCAGACCACCCAGACCGTAACCCTAGTATGCGTATTGACCAAGTAACAGGTATATTTAACTGTTTTTCTTGTGGATTTAAGGGTAACTTGTTTACTCATTTCGGCGAGAAAGTCAATAAAATGGAAATGAAGCGACAGCTTCTTAAAAAGAAAATAGATGAAGTAAGGGCGGAAAGCGTGGGACTACAAATGCCAGAGGGCTATTCTCCTTATATCGGTAATTGGAGAAATATCAGAGCAGAAACTTACCGAGAGTTTGAAGCGTTTATACACGCAGGAAAAGACTTTACCGGACGTATTTGTTTCCCTGTACGAGACAGATCCAGTAGAATAGTAGCTTTTCAATCACGAACTACAGGAGACCAACAGCCTAAGTATCTTAATACTCCTCCTGGAGCCAAGATGCCTTTGTTCCCTGTAGTAGAACCTATACAAGGAAGTATAATTCTTGTAGAAGGTATATTTGATGTAATTAATCTTCATGACAAAGGACTTACAAATGCCGTATGTTGCTTTGGCGTAAAGAATGTAACAGAAGAAAAACTTCAAGTGCTCTCCGTTGCAGGAGTGGATAGTATTGATATTTTTCTAGACAATGATGAAGCCGGACAGACCGGCGCAGATAGAATACGTGAGCTATGTGAGTCAATAGGACTTAATACTCGTAATATTGCATTTGGAGACAAAGCATTAGATGCGGGAGCACTAGCTAAACCTCAAGTAGACAAATTAAAGAGTAAATTATATGCCTAAGGTTGCATTAGTAGAAACCAAACCAAGTAAGACAAGATTTTCGGTAGAGTTCGACGGACTGGACTTTGACCAGTATCAGTTGTGCTCAGACCCAACTATTAAGAAAGTACTTAAGCGAGACTGCGATATTGATATGAATCCAGATGACTATGACTGGATTATTCTCGTAGGTTCTGACGCTATGAAGTACTACACTAAACTCAGTTCTGTTACTGAGTATTCCGGCAAGAGAGTAGAAGAGAAGTTCTTGCCTATTATTAACCCTGCGATGCTTGCGTTTAAACCAGAAGCAAAGAAAGTCTGGGAAGACGGTAAGCAAAGCATTCTAGAGTATATCAACGACGAAAAAGAAGACGTAGTAATTGATAGTAGTATCGCGTTTGGTATTCAAGATACGGAGGAAGCAAATGATTTTATTCGGGCTGCCATCGCAGAAGAATGTGAATACGTTGCACTTGATTCTGAGACAACTGGGCTCTATCCTCGTGATGGGTACATGCTGGGCATTAGTCTTGCTTACAATAATAAGTTTGGCGCTTATATTGATACCGATTGTTTTAATGATGAGACTGAAAGGCTACTTCAAATCCTTTTCGATACTAAGACAGTAATATTCCATAACGCAAAGTTTGATATGGCGTTTTTTGAGTATCACTTTCACTTTAGTTTCCCTCAGTTTGAAGACACAATGTTGCTCCATTACCTCATAAACGAGAATCCCGGAGGGCATGGCCTCAAACAGCTTACTATGAAGTTTACTCCTTACGGAGACTATGAGAAGCCGATGTACGATTGGATTGATAACTATCGTAAAGAGCACGGCATTCTCAAAGATCAGTTCAATTGGGGCGATATCCCGTTCGATGTAATGAAAACCTATGCGGGAATGGACGCACTATGCACGCTTCTTATTTACGAGAAGTTTGTTAAAATTAAGCAGAATTCAAAGCTCAAGTGGGTATACGACAACATTCTCATTCCAGGTACTCGGTTTCTTATCGACACTCAAGATAACGGTGTTCCTTTTGATAAAAAGCGTCTGTACATTGGGCAAGATGCAATGCAAACAGATATTGACGAAGCCATTGCAGCTTTGTATGAAAATGATAATATACGGAGGTTTGAAGAACTAAATGGAAAGCCTTTTAATCCTAACAGCACTATGCAGCTTCGTAGTCTTTTGTTTGACTACCTTGGTCTCAACCCAACTGGAAAAAAGACAGGAACGGGTGCTGATTCTACTGATGCGGAAGTGCTCAAGGAGCTCAGCCTTCAATCGGATGTACCAAAACGAATCTTGGATATACGACAAAAATCTAAAATCAAAAATACTTATCTGGACAAGATCATACCTCAACTGGACCGAGACTCTCGTCTTCGTACGGGCTTTAACTTGCATGGTACTACTTCTGGCCGTCTTAGTTCTAGTGGTAAACTTAATATGCAGCAGCTTCCTCGGGATAACCCTACTGTAAAGGGTTGTATCAAAGCAGCTCCTGGCCACAAGATCGTAGCCATGGATTTGACTACAGCAGAGGTATATGTAGCCGCAATTCTTGCAAACGACAAAGCACTTATGGATGTATTTCGTAGCGGAGGAAACTTTCACAGTACGATTGCTCACAAAGTATTTCGCCTTCCCTGTGATGTGGAGCAGGTAGCAGAGCTATACCCTGACAAACGTCAAGCTGCAAAGGCCGTTACATTTGGTATTATGTACGGAGCAGGGCCAGCAAAAATTAGCGACCAAGTTACAAAAGATAGCGGTAAGTATTTTTCAAAGCAAGAAGCGCAAGAAGTAATTAGTGATTACTTTCGAGCTTTTCACAAATTAAAGGCGTGGATTGATGACAATCAAAAATTTATTGAACAAAATGGGTTCATTTATTCTTTCTTTGGTAGGAAGCGAAGGCTCCCAAACGTTGAATCCACAGACGCAGCCATCCGCTCACATAGCGTTAGGTCTGGTCTTAATTTTTTGGTTCAGTCTGCTGCTAGTGATATTAACCTCCTTGGAGCAATAGATATGGGAGCATATATTAAAGCAAAAGGGATGAAAGCCCGTATATTTGCACTTGTGCACGATTCAATTCTTGCCGAGGTTCCAGAGGATGAAATTGAACACTACACCGAAAAACTTCTTCAGTTTGTACAAATGGATAGAGGACTTACTATCCCTGGTGCTCCCGTCGGATGTGACTTTGAAATCGACGAAGACTACTCAATGGGTAAATTTGCAAAAATGTATGGTGATTCAATATAAAAATGTAAATAAGCTACGGTTTCCCGTATACATCCTGCCCTCGGGTAACTGGGATAGGCAGGATGGTTTATTATTTCTTGACGGGCAAATAGTAGATGATAGAAATATGACAGGAGACACTTTAGGTCTTCGTCGTCTTCAAACACCACATAAAAGTTTGTACTCTCTAAGGCAGCAAGTAGAAGACTTTAGAGGAGTAATAAAGTCAAACGAAAAGCATTTTATAGATACAAATGGTATACCATTTATCTATGAAAAGACTGAGTTTTGTAAGTTAAAGTACTACAGAATAAAGTCGATAGTACAGAAGGATACTGTTTCTCTTCTAAAGCTACACGGAGTAAAGCAGCCTTTTGTCATTCCCCGTCCTCCAGCGAGTGATATGCGGTATGCTGGAGTTCTTCATTACGGAACCCTACCATGGGTTTTATACGAGTATTCCGAAGACCGTCGTGAGGACACTCGAAGAAAAGTATAAATTATATGGGTAAACGATCTAAAACTTTACAAGGTGCAAACTTAGAGTTGCAGGAAATTGAACCGCTCACACAGAACCAGCTTCGAGCTTTTGAAAGCGACAAGAATATGGTTTTGCATGGAGTAGCAGGAACAGGTAAAACTTTTATTGCGTGCTACTTTGCCTTTGATGATATGATTAAAGGTGAATACGAAAAGCTCGTACTTATTCGTAGTGCTGTTCCTACTCGGGACATAGGATTCCTACCAGGAACCGAGAAAGAGAAAGCGTCGGTATATGAAGAGCCGTACAAAGATATTTGTATTGAGCTTTTTCAGCGCGGAGACGCATATCAGATACTAAAAACAAAAGCACTAGTACATTTTATGACAACTTCATTTATTCGTGGTGTAACTCTAAGAAACGCCACAATTATTATAGATGAGTGTCAGAATATGTCATTTCACGAGTTAGATTCAATTATTACTCGTGTTGGAGAGGGTTGTAGAGTCATTTTTTGTGGAGACTTCCGTCAGGCGGACTTACACAAGAACGGGCTACGAGACTTTATTCGAGTGCTTAAAGCAACTGAAATGTTTGATGTCGTAGACTTTGAAGTTCATGACATTGTACGAAGTAGTTTTGTTAAAAAGTATATCATAGCAAAAGATCAATTGGGCCTATAATGAAAGCAGTTCTTAGTAATCGTATTTTTATGGAGTGTACTCCGGAGTACCGAAAGGTCTTGTCGGATGAGTTAACCTACAAGATTCCTTCTCAAAATCCGAACGATCCTCCACAGATTATTAAGAATCTGCAGCGGGTGCGCGAAAATCTGGTATCTATACCAATCGGACGAACGGACCTGATACCAGACGACTACGAAATTGTCGAAAAGCGTTTGGATATTCCTGCTGACTTTCCGGAGTTCGCTTTTGAGTTACGACAGAGTCAGCAGGATGTTTATGACAATTTGAATGATAACTGTATCATTAACGCTTGGGTAAGTTGGGGGAAGACCTTTACAGGTCTTGCAATCGCAGGGAAATTAGGGCAAAAAACACTGGTAGTAACGCATACTGTGCCACTACGAAACCAGTGGGCCAAGGAAGTAGAGAAAGTATATGGAATTACTCCAGGGATTATTGGTTCTGGCAGCTTTGACACCGATAGCGCTATTGTTATTGGGAATACTCAGACTTTGTATCGGAACATCGACAAAATCCGAAAAGAATTCGGAACTATAATATTAGACGAGATGCACCACGTGTCTTCTCCAACCTTTGCTAAAATTATTGACACCAGCCATGCTCGTTATAAAATAGGCTTATCTGGGACAATTGAGCGTAAGGACGGAAAGCACGTGGTTTTTCGGGATTATTTTAGCCCGAATATCTTTAAACCCCCGAAAGAAAACTTTCTTACTCCGAGTATACACATATATCGGTCTGAAGTACGTTTTCCAGACGGTGCAAGCATTCCTTGGGCTAAGAGAGTCAATGCTATTGCAAATAACGACGAGTATCGCCACTCTGTCGCAATGTTAGCAGCAGCATACGCTGCAAAAGGGCACAAGGTGCTCGTAGTGTCAGATCGAGTTCACTTTTTAAAGAGCTGCGCCGAACTGACTGGTGAAAAATCTATATGTGTTACGGGCGAGGTACCACATGAGCAAAGAGAAGAACTTATAAGTAAAATTCTAGACGGAGATAAGAATGTTTTATATGGAACTCAAGCAATATTTAGTGAAGGCATATCAGTTAATACTCTTTCTTGCCTTATCTTGGCCACTCCTATTAATAATGAACCATTACTTACCCAGCTTATCGGCCGGGTTGTTCGCAAACATGATAACAAACGCGATCCTGTGATAATTGATATTCACTTGAAAGGGAAGACTGCCCAGAGACAGGCGTCGAACAGAATGGGCTATTACATGAAACAAGGTTATTCAATTAAACAGCTCTGAACATAGAAAAATAGTTCTTGACTTTTGCATCAAATGAGAGTATAATATGTTGTTCTACGATTGGAAAAAGATGTTTGAAGCGGCGGAAGGAAATGCTTTGGCCCTTTTTATTATCTTTAAAATGCTTGCAACGAATGCGATACCAAGGAATAAATATGATGACATCTATAAATATGCTGGAAAGCATTTTAATGGCGAATCCTTCCTTATTCATCCAGATGTGCTACTGCACAATGCTTACAAGTATGACTACCGCGAGATCGCCCAGTATCTTGCAGTAGCCTCCATGCGTCCGTACGCGGACTATTTAGTAACTGGGGAACCCACACTTGATCTACTTCAATGTGAAATAGATCAAAAACTTTTTGAAAACAATAGCCTACTACGCATAGAAGACGACAAAGTTCATTTTCTATACGAAGAAGTCACACAGGAGAATATACACTAATGGCACTATCATTTAACAAAGCCGCTGGCGGCGCTAAAAAATCTTCCCTCACCTCTTACTCATACCGAGATGGCGACAACGAGCTTCGACTTGTTGGAGACGTACTCGCACGATACGTCTACTGGCTAGAAGGTAAGAACGGTAAGAACATTCCTTTCGAGTGCTTGTCATTTGATCGTAATGAAGAGCGATTTAATAATCTTGAGAAAGATTGGATTCGTGAGTACTACCCCGACCTTAAATGCGGGTGGAGCTACGCAATGCAGTGTTTAGACAACGGCGAAGTCAAAATCGTCAATCTCAAGAAGAAGTTGTTTGAAGCAATTCTTACAGCAGCAGAAGACCTGGGCGACCCTACAGACCCAGAGACAGGCTGGGACGTTAAGTTCAAGCGTGTAAAGACTGGCCCTTTACCTTATAATGTAGAGTATCAGTTACAAGTATTAAAGTGTAAGCAGCGTGCTCTTAGCGAAAGCGAATTGGCAGCTATTGCAGAACTAAAATCAATGGATGATGTTATGCCTCGTCCTACCCCAGACGCCCAGAAGACTCTTCTCGATGAAATTCGTCAAGATGCAGCGGGCGATATTGATGAATCCTTGGAAGATGAGTTTAATATCGGATGATTTTATTTACGGCAGACTGGCACATAAAGCTAGGTCAAAAGAACGTACCTCGTGAATGGGCGATAAAGCGGTATCAATCGTTTTTCAAGCAAGTACACTCACTAGAACAGCAATGCAACATGCACATTATTGGTGGTGACTTGTTTGACCGTCTGCCGAACATGGAAGAGTTGGAACTTTACTTTGAGTTTATTTCAAATGTAAAGATTCCAACTCTGATCTATGATGGCAATCACGAAGCTACAAAGAAAAACAAAACATTTTTTACACAATTAAAGAAAGTATCACGAGACATCAACCCTTTAGTAAAAGTAGTAGATATGTCATACTACGATAATGACTTTGGGTTTGGAGTACTACCATATGCAGATCTTCATCGTAAAAATGCTATTGAACTGTTTGACGCAAAGATGCCTTTGTTCACTCATGTTCGTGGCGAGATTCCTCCGCACGTCAAGCCAGAGGTGGACTTAGACCGGTTCGAGGATTTCCCCGTAGTTTTTGCAGGAGACCTTCACGCACATAGTAATACTCAGCGAAATATCGTATACCCAGGCAGCCCTATGACAACTTCGTTTCACAGGAATGAAGTCAGTACCGGCTACCTCTTAATAAACCCAGCAGACTGGTCATGGATGTGGGATGCTTTTGATCTACCACAGCTTATTCGTAAGACAGTCTCTAGTACGGATGAAATGGTTCCTACCGACTATCATCATACAATATATGAGATAGAAGGTGATATACAGGAGCTTGCAAATGTAAAGAATAGCGAACTTCTTGATAAAAAAGTTGTAAAACGAAGTAGTGAAGCTACGCTTGTCATGGATAAAGAGATGACAGTTCAAGAAGAATTAGTAGAGTATCTATCCTATATTCTGGAAATACCAGAAACACGGATACCCCAAATAGTAGGTATATTTAATGATTACGCTACAAAAGTTGAAATGGAGTAATTGTTTTAGTTATGGTGCGGACAATGAGTTGGATCTTAGTAAAGATACTGTAACACAACTTATTGGGACTAACGGTATGGGCAAGTCGTCTATACCGTTAATTATTGAAGAAGCACTGTATAACAAGAACTCAAAAGGAATTAAAAAAGCGGATATACCAAACCGATATGTAAACTCAGGATATCATATTCATCTTGAGTTTACGAAGGATGAGAACAAGTATGACGTTATTATTGATCGTAAGTCTAGTATTAAGCTTAAGCTGTTGGAAAATGGAGAAGATATTAGTTCTCATACAGCGACCAATACATACAAGACACTCCAAGGTATTGTTGGAATCGACTTTAAAACCTTCTCTCAGTTGGTATACCAGAGCACAAATAGTAGTTTACAGTTTCTTACTGCAACAGATACGAACCGTAAAAAGTTTCTCATTGATCTTCTCCACTTAGAGCACTATGTAAAGCTCTTTGATTTATTTAAGGAAGAAGCGAGAAAGAGTGCACTAACCCTCAATAGTATTGAAAGTAAGATAGCAACAGTAGAAAAGTGGTTAAATGATAACAAGTTGAGCGATACATCCATACTGCCTCTGTCTGAAATTTCAATTGAGACGGAAGAAGATGAGAAGCAACTCGCTAACCTTATGATTGAAATTAAAAATATCTCTGAGAATAATAGAAAAATTTCTCAGAATAATACTTACAAAGATCTGCTCTCTAAGATAAATATTGATGAAGCACAGAATTGTAAAGTACAAGAGATTCAATCATATGATGAGTTACAAACCGAAGGGGGTAGCCTTTCACAAGCCGTAGCGGGGTCTCAACGACTTTTATCGAAGCTAGGAAAACTTGGAGATCACTGTCCCACTTGCGAGCAATCTGTAGATAGTTCTT